GGCGGCACGGTGCGGCGCCTGCCGGCCGAAAACGACGGCCTGGCGCTGCTGCACCTGAAACTGTTCCATCCCCTCGACGATCATTGCGGCTTTCCGCCGCTCGGCGCCGCCGGTGCAGCACTCGACCTGCACAATGCGGCGGCGGGCTGGAACAAGGCGCTGCTCGACAATTCCGCGCGGCCTTCCGGCGCGCTGGTCTACCAGCCGAAGGATGGCGGCAACCTTTCCGCCGACCAGTACGAGCGGCTGAAGGACGAGCTGGAGGCCGGGTATTCCGGCGCGGTCAATGCGGGGCGGCCGCTGCTGCTCGAAGGCGGGCTGGACTGGAAATCGATGGGCCTGTCGCCGAAGGACATGGATTTCATCGAGGCGAAGAACGGCGCGGCCCGCGACATCGCGCTCGCCTTCGGCGTGCCGCCGATGTTGATCGGTATTCCGGGCGACAATACCTATGCCAATTACCAGGAGGCCAACCGCGCCTTCTACCGCCTCACCGTGCTGCCGCTGATTTCGCGCACGGCGGCGAGTTTTTCCGCCTGGCTGTCCGAGGCCTATGGCGAGCGGCTGCGGCTGGAGCCGGACCTCGACCGGATTGCCGGGCTCTCCGCCGAGCGCGAGGCGCTGTGGACGAGGGTTGGGGCGGCGTCGTTCCTGAGCGACGAGGAGAAGCGGGAGGCGGTGGGCTACTAATCGGTTTCAGGGTGGCGAAGTCATGAATGGCGCCTGCCGAACGGCGGATGACTCAACTTGCGAACTCCCGGACTCAACCTTTGAGCAGAGCGCCGGAAGTGATTCCGAAGATTGAGGGAAATGAAATCCGCCGACCTTCGGTCAAAGCGGAAAGGCCGGTCCGTGCGCCGGCGGCTCGCTCGAGCCACATGCGTAAATCATAAACAAGAGAGATTAAAAAATGTCTGACCTCGGAAGCGATCCGGGCGTCGGGGTCGCCAAGGTCCTCGGCGCCACGGCGGGTGCCGGCGTGTCGTTGATCTATCTTCTGCCGAAAAGCCGCCATGAGGCCGCGAGCCGGTTTCTGACCGGCCTTGCCTGCGGGCTGATCTTCGGCGGGCCGACCGGGCTCTGGCTGGTGGAACGGCTGGGGATCGGGGATGATCTTTCCGGCCGGGAAGTGATGCTGACGGGATCGGCCGCGGCCAGCCTTTGTGCCTGGTGGGCGCTGGGCATGCTGGCGAGGATTGCCGCGAGATATGGCGGACGGGGCGGCGGAGCCTGACCCGGCTTCGTCATAGCTCCTCATCCGCCTCCAATTCCAATTCAGGGAGAATGCCCATGCACGCTTACCGCGGGCCGCGCCCGACTGCGCGCAAATTCGCCAATCTGGAGCTCGCAGGCATTACCGGCGACGGGTTCTTTTCCGGTTATGCCAGCGTCTTCGGCGAGATCGATCTCGGCAAGGACACGATCGAGCGCGGCGCCTTCCGCAACTGCCTCGTCGAGCGCGGGGCGACCGGGGTGCGGATGCTCTACCAGCACGACCCGGCGGAACCGATCGGCGCCTGGCGGACGATCCGCGAGGATGCCCGCGGGCTTTATGTCGAGGGCGCGCTGTCGCCGGGCGTCGCCCGCTCCCGCGAGGTGCTGTCGCTGATGAAATCAGGCGCGCTCGACGGGCTGTCGATCGGTTTTCGCACCGTCAAGGCGCGGACCGACGCCAAGACGGGCGTGCGAAAAATCCTCGAGGCCGATCTCTGGGAAATNTCGGTGGTGACCTTNCCGATGCTGCCTTCGGCCAGGGTCTCCAACGTCAAGCATGCGCGGTTCTTCCGCGACAGGGAAACCGAACTCGTCCGCCAGATGCGGCGGGCGGCGAAGATGATGATGAAATCAACCTTCAAAGGAAAAACGATATGACGGATCAGGCGAGGATGGTGGCAGGCGTGGCGGCCGGGGCGAAGGCTCCCGAGGTCAAGGCCGTGCCGGAAACGGTAACGGCGGCCTTCGACGAATTCATGGAGGCGTTCGAGGCCTTCAAGGAGGTCAACGACCGGCGCCTCGGCGAGATCGAGCAGAAGCTGACCGCCGACGTGGTGACCCGCGACAAGATGGACCGCATCAACCGCAGCATGGACGAGCAGAAGAAGGTGCTCGACCAGCTGCTGCTGAAGAAGGCGCGGCCACGCCTCGGCTCCGCGCCCGGCGGCCGCGATGCCGAGCTCTCGGCGGAAGCGGTCGAGCACAAGGCGGCGTTTGACGCCTATGTCCGCCGCGGCGAGGAGAACGGTCTGCGCGAGCTGGAGGCCAAGGCCTTTTCCGGCGGCACCGGCGCCGATGGCGGTTATCTCGTCCCGCCGGAGACGGACACCGAGATCGGACGGCGCATCTCGGTGGTTTCGCCGATGCGCGCGCTCTCGACCGTGCGCACCGTCTCCTCCGCCGTCTTGAAGAAACCCTTCGCTGCGGCCGGGCTTTCGACCGGCTGGGTGGCCGAAACCGCGGCGCGGCCGCAGACCGGCACGCCGCAGCTTGCCGAACTCTCCTTTCCGACCATGGAACTCTATGCCATGCCGGCGGCCACGCAGTCGCTGCTGGACGACGCGGCGGTCGATATCGAGGCCTGGATCGCCGGCGAGGTGGACATCGTCTTTGCCGAGCAGGAGGGCGACGCCTTCATCCGCGGCGACGGCATCAACAAGCCGAAGGGGTTTCTGTCCTATCCGACGGTGGCCGACAGCGCCTGGAGCTGGGGCAATATCGGCCATATCGGCACCGGCGTGGCGGGCGGCTGGAAATCGACCGGTCCTTCGGACACGCTGATCGACCTCGTCTATGCGCTGAAGGCCGGCCATCGCCAGAACGGCACCTTCCTGATGAACCGCAAGGTTCAGGGCGACATCCGCAAGTTCAAGGATGCCGACGGCAACTATCTCTGGCACCCGCCGGCCGCTGCCGGCCAGCCGGCCTCGCTGATGGGCTTTCCGATCGCCGAGGCCGAAGAGATGCCCGACGTGGCGGAGAATTCGCTCTCGATCGCGTTCGGCGATTTCCGCTCCGGTTATCTCGTCGTCGACCGCGCCGGCGTGCGCATCCTGCGCGATCCCTATTCGGCAAAACCCTATGTGCTTTTCTACACCACCAAGCGCGTCGGCGGCGGCGTGCAGAACTTCGAGGCGATCAAGGTGGTGAAGTTTTCGGCGGCATAATACGGCCGGCGTCTCGTTATCGGGCAGGCGCTACGGGCTGCCCCTCACCCTAACCCTCTCCCCGCAGGCGGGGAGAGGGGACGTGCCCTGCTCCTGTCTCTCTTCGTGATGCCCGTGCGGCATATGTCCTTCTCCCCGCCTGCGGGGAGAAGGTGCCGGCAGGCGGATGAGGGGCCGCCCAGTTTTCCAAGGACGAATATGACCTACGCCCAAACCACTCCGCCCGCCGCGGAGCCGCTGACGCTTGCCGAGGTGAAGGCGCATCTGCGTCTCGACGGAAGCGACGAGGACGCGTTGCTCGCCTCCCTGATCGGGACTGCCCGCGAGCATCTGGAACGGGAGACGGGGCTTTGCCTGATCTCTCAAACCTGGCGGCTTTATCTCGACCGCTGGCCGGCGGACGGCATCGTCCGGATTTCGAGGTCGCCGGTGCAGGCGATTGAGAATGTTACGGTTTACGACGCCGGCGGGACCGCGCTTGAAGTTCCACTGGAAGATCACCTGCTCGACGGGACCGGGCGGCCGGCGCGGCTGTGGCTCAAACACCCGCCTGAACCGGGCCGGTGCGTCAACGGCATCGAGATCGACTTTTCGGCCGGTTTCGGCGAGGCGGGCACCGACGTGCCCGATACGCTGAAACGGGCGATGTCCCTCCATATCGGCCACATGTTCGCCTTCCGCGGCGTGGTTTCGCCGGACAGTCAGCCGGCCGGCATTCCCGATGGCTACGAGCGGCTGATCGCGCCCTTCCGGATGCGGAGGCTCTGATGGTCGTGTTTTTCGATCCCGGGTCGATGACGGCAAGGCTCGACCTCCAGGCGCCGCAGGCGGTGCCGGACGGCCAGGGTGGCGCGACCGTCACCTGGGAGGTGATGGCCTCGCTCTGGGCGAGGATAGAGCCGGTCTCGTTTGTTGTCGAAGAACAGGCGGCGGGCGAGGGCGGCACGATCAGCCACCGCATCTGGGTGCGGTTCCGCGAGGACGTTTCCGCCGGCCAGCGCTTTCGCAAGGGGACACGGACCTTCCTTGTCAGGCTGGTGCACGATCCGGATGAGACGCGGCGTTATCTCGTCTGCCAATGCGAGGAGGAAGCCCGATGACGGCGGCGAACGCGCTCCTGCAGGCGATCCACCGAAAGCTCTCCGGCGATGCGGCGCTGACCGCGATCATCGGGGCGGACGGCATCCGCGACCGGCTGCTGCCGCGGGCGAACCTTCCCTCCATTGTGTTCGGCGAAATCGAGACACGCGATTTCTCGACCGACGGGGGGCCGGGCGAGGAACATCTTCTGGTCCTGGAAATCTGGTCCGAAGCCGAGGGACGGCGACAGGCGCAGGAAGTCGCCGGGCTGGTACATGGCCTGCTCCACGACGCGGCGCTGGCGCTCGACGGCAGCTTGGTGCTGGTGAACCTGCAGCAGGTCGGCATGCGCAGCCGTCGCGAGCCGAAGACGAGGTTCCATCTGGCGGAGATGCGGTTCCGGGCGGTGACGGAATAGCCTTGCGTAAATTACGTGTTTTTCGTATTTTGCGCAAATTGAAGGAGGCACCCCATGGCTGAACCCCTCCGCGTTGCGGCTACGGAATTCGCTCGCAATTTCGCAAGATACCAAGACGAGGCGATCAGTGCCAAGGTGATCAGCGTCACCAGCCACGGGCGCGTCGTGGGCGGTTATCTGTCCGCCAGCGAGCTTGCCCACTATGAAATGCTGAAACGCAAGGAACGGGAAATCCTGACCGTCGGCGAACTGGATGACGCGACGCTTGCGGCCATCGCAGACGCCGAATACGGCACGATCGCCAAGTGAGCATCCCCGAGCCGAAACCGGGCCTGGTCATCCGTTATGCGTTTCTCTGGAGCAGTGAGGAAGATCACGGTTCCGTCGAGGCGACCAAGGATCGTCCCTGCGCGATCGTTGTTGCCGCCTACAATCAGGCGGGTGCCATCCAGACGATCGTGGCGCCGGTGACGCATTCCCCGCCTGCCTGGGACAGTAAGGCGGCATCGCTCGAAATACCTGCCGCGATCTGCAAAAGCCTCGGTTTCGACGATGGTCGTCACTGGCTGCGGCTGGACGAACTCAACCGGTTCATGTGGCCCGGTTACGACCTGAGACCGCGCCCGGACGATCCAAACCGCTGGGACTACGGCATGCTGCCCAAGGACTTCTTCGAAAAGATGCGCGTGCGCATCGTGGAACTGGATCGNGAGCGGAAGAACAGGATCATGAAGCGGGACTGAGGTCTGCCNNTCGCGCATCCGCCGTGCGCACCAGCCTTCACCAGCATCAGCACGAAGATGAGCGAGACCGCCGAGAGCGTTGCGCCGGTTAAAAGNACGGCGCCGGCGCCGGCGCGGTCGAGAAGTGCGGTGAAGATGACGGGTGCCGCGGCATTGGCAAGGTTTTGCGGCAGCGACAGGCGCGCCGATTGGAGACCGAATTCCTTTGCCGAAAAGAGCGACAGCGGCAGCAGCGCGCGGGCGACGGAAACGACGCCGGCGCCGAAGCTGAAGAGTACGACGAAAGCGATCAGCGCCGCCGACGAGGACGTGACCGCGGCGGCCAGAAGGAAGCTCGCCAGCGTCAGGACCGTTCCGATGATCGTGGTGATGATCGCATTGCCGCGCCGGCCGAGCAGCATGTCGACGAACCTGGCGGAAACGCTGATCGCGCCCCGTGCCGAACCCAGCTGAAGCGCAAGTGCCGGCGACGCGCCCGCAGCATTGAGCAGCGCCAGGAACGTCGGCGACATGCCGAAGCCGACGAAGGAACTCAACGTGGTCGTCGCGGCGACCAGGAAAAAGGCTTTGCGGCGCTCCGGCTCGGTGAAGGGGACCGGCACGGTTTCGGCGGCCGCTGCCTGTTCCCGGCTTTCCATCGGCTTCGGCAGGCCGAACAGATAAAGCGGCAGGCAGACGAATAGCTGCAGCGCGGCGGACAGAACGAAGGTCAGCCGCCAGCCGACGAGATTGTTCATCAGCGCCAGGGCCGGCCAGAAGATCGTGGCCGAAAGGCCCGTGAACACCATCAGGATGGCGATGATGCGCTTGCCGCCCAGCCCTTCGCGCTCGACGACCGCCGTATAGGCGGGCGCCGAGAGACCGAGCGCGCCGCCTATGCCGATGACGATCCAGGCAAGGCCGTAGATCAGGATTTCGTGCGCGGCCGCCAGCAGCAGCAGGCCGGCCGCCAAGATGACGGAAGCCGTCGCCATGACTTTTGCTGCACCGTGGCGAGCGAGCAGCCGGCCCGCCATGGGACTGGCAAGCGCACTGACCAGCATCATGATCGACAGGCCGAAGAATACCACCTCGTTCGGCAGGCCGAGTTGCGGGGCGATGACGCGCCCCATGACGCCGAGCATGTCGAAGCTGGTGCCCCAGGAAATGATCTGCGTGACGGAAAGCACGGCGATCGTCTGAGCGGAGCGCAGGGGAAGGGGTGTGGACATGGCGTGGAGGCGCATTCGCGAAAAAGGTGTGCGCCGGATGCTCTAGCACCGCTTTGCGGCGGGCGGAAGCGACAAACGGACAACAGCGGAAAGGATTTCCACATGGTGGCGCAGAAGGGCAAGGACCTGCTCCTGAAGATCGACAATGACGGCACGTTCCTGACGGTGGCGGGGCTGCGCTCGAAGCGGTTGGCCTTCAACGCCGAGACCGTCGACATCACCGATGCCGAGAGCGCCGGGCGCTGGCGCGAGCTTCTGGGCGGCGCCGGCGTGCAGCGCGCCTCGCTGACCGGGGCCGGCATCTTCAAGGACCAGGCGAGCGATGCGATGGTACGGAGCGCCTTCTTTGCTGGCACCATTCTTGTCTGGCAGATCCTGATCCCGGCCTTCGGCACCGTCAGCGGGCCGTTCCAGGTGACGGCGCTCGAATATTCCGGCGAGCATAACGGCGAAATCCGTTTCGAACTGGCGCTGGAATCGGCAGGCAGCCTCACTTTCGAGGCGCTCTGATGCAGGGCGGGCGGGCAAATCGCCGGCGCGGCGAGGTCGAGGCGGTCATCGACGGCGAGCGCCGCATTCTCTGCCTGACGCTTGGCGCGCTGGCGGAGCTGGAAACGGCGTTCTCCGTTGGTGATCTCAACGGGCTGGCGGAACGGTTTTCGTCCGGGCGGCTGAAGGCGGCGGACATGATCCGGCTGATCGGCGCCGGCCTGAGGGGCGGCGGAAATCTCTATTCCGACGACGAGGTGGCGGCGATGAGCGTCGAGGACGGGGTCGCCGGTTACGCGCGGATCGTCGGAGATTTGCTGACGGCGACATTTGCGGGGCCGGCCAAGGAGACCGCGGCAAACCCTTGAGGGCCGCAGCGGGCAACGGGGCAATGGCGGGCAGTTTTCCGTCCGCGATCGTATCCGACGAGGCGAGGCCAGAGCCGTTTCCATGGGAAACGGTCATGCATGCCGGCCTCTGCCTGCTGCGGCTTCCACCGAGATATTTCTGGGCGCTGACGCCAATCGAGTTCTTCGCCATGACCGGCGGGTTGAAGATGCGGCACGCAGGGATGGAGAGGGCGGGACTGGAGGCGTTGATGCAGGCGTTTCCGGACGGATGAGGCTGCCGTTCGTCGAGAAGGCCTCGGCCGTTCCTCGATCCCCCCGCAGGCTGCTCCTCGCCGGAGGCTGCCTCTCACTCCCCCTCCTTTCGTCAGGGCGGAGAGAAAGCGGTGGCTCGCCGGATGAGGGGTGTTCGGACGCGGCGATCTGCCTTCGGCCGTGGGGAAAAAGCGGCCGCAGCCGGATGAAGGGCAATCAAGCGGGAGACAATCATGGAAGATGACGGCACGAATTTTGCTGGCACCTTGTCCGGTGCCGAGGCGCTGACCGGGGTGATTGCCGATCTCGAAACCCGCTCGCAGCGGTTCGGGGCGGCGCTGACCGGTGCGCTCAGGTCCGCGACGACAGGCGGCCGCGGGCTGGAGGACGTGCTCAAGGGGCTCGGCAACCGGCTTTCCGATATCGCGCTGGCAGCCGGAATGAGACCTCTCGAAACCATGCTGGGCAATGCGATCGGCGGGCTGGTGGGCTCGGTGACGCCGTTTGCCGATGGCGGCGTGGTGCGCTCGCCGAGCTTCTTTCCGATGGGCGGCGACATGGGCCTGATGGGCGAGGCCGGGGCGGAAGCGATCCTGCCGTTGCAGCGCGGCCCGGATGGCGCGCTCGGGGTTGCTGCGGCCGGCGGCGGTGGGCCGCAGATCGTCTTCAACGTGACGGCGAACGATGCCGTCAGCTTCCGAAAGAGCGAGGGGCAGATTTCAGCCATGCTGGCGCGCAGCGTGTCGCGCGGCAGGCGTGGCCTTTGACGAGGACCGGGATGGTGTCTGCGGTGGCCTCCTGATGATTGGGCGAGGACGAGATGAGCGGTTTTCATGAGGTCCGGTTCCCGTTGCGCCTGGCGCTCGGGGCGACCGGCGGGCCGGTGCGGCGCACCGATATCGTCAACCTTTCCAACGGGCGCGAGCAGCGCAACCAGCGCTGGCGGGATTCGCGGCGTAGCTACGATGCCGGGTCGGGAGTGAAATCGCTAAGCGATCTTTATGCGGTGCTCGAATTTTTCGAGGCGCGGGGCGGGCAGCTTCACGGATTTCGGTTCCGCGATCCGGTGGATTGGAAATCATGCGCGCCGGGTGAGGCGGTGTCGGCGACCGACCAGGTGATCGGCACCGGGGACGGCGCGGCCGCGACCTTTCAGCTCGTCAAGACCTATGCGGACAGCGGTGGAAGCTGGATGCGGCGGATCGTGAAGCCCGTCTCCGGAACGGTCGCGGTCTCGGTGAACGAGGGTGAGCAAGCGCCGGGAGCCTTTTCCGTCGATGCGGCGACGGGTGTTGTCACCTTTGCGGCCGGGCATGTTCCGGGCGTCGGGGCTGTGGTGCGGGCCGGTTACGAGTTCGACGTGCCGGTGCGGTTCGATACGGACAGGATCGAGGTCAATCTCGCGCATTTCGATGCCGGGCGCATTCCGACCATACAGCTGACGGAGATTTTGGCATGAAAACGATACCGGCCGATCTGGCCGCGCATCTGGCGCGGGACGCGACGACCACCTGTCATGCCTGGCGGGTGACGAGGCGTGATGGCGTGGTGCTGGGGTTTTGCGAGCACGACCGCGATCTGACATTCGATGGCACCATCTTCCTGGCAGCGAGCGGGTTTTCGGCAAGCGAGGCGGAGGCGGCGACCGGGCTTTCGGCGGGCGCCGACGAGGTGGCCGGCGGCTTTTCGAATGTCGCAATCCGCGAACAGGATCTCGCGACCGGCAGATATGACGGCGCGCGCGTGGACCTGTTTCTCGTCAACTGGGCGGCGCCGGATCAGCACATGCTGTTGAACACGCGCGAGATCGGCGAGGTTTCCCGCGCCGGCGGACAGTTCCGGGCGGAATTGCGCAGCCTGGCGCATCGGTTGAACCAGCCGCAGGGGCGCGTCTACAACCGGCGTTGCGATGCAAGCCTGGGGGATGCGCGTTGCGGTGTGAACCTTGGATCCTGGCGAGGCGAGGGAGCGGTGATCGCGGTCAAGGATGCGAGCCGGATCGTCGTTTCCGGGCTTGGCGGCTTTGAAAGCGGGTTCTTCCGGCAGGGCGTGCTGACATTTTCCGGCGGGGTGGCGATCGATGTCGAGGCGCATGCGAAAAGGCCCGACGGCTCGGCGGAACTGACGCTCTGGCTGCCGCTGGAAGTGCCGGTAGCGGCGGGCGATACGTTCGTGGTGACGGCGGGTTGTGACAAGTCGTTTGCCACCTGCAGGGCGCGCTTTGCAAACCACCTGAATTTTCGTGGTTTCCCCCACGTGCCGGGCGCCGATTTCGCCTATTCCTACGCCGACGGGGAGCGGGTGCATGATGGCGGCCCGATCTTCGCATGAGGACGCGGGGCGAACGGATCGTGGCGATCGCGGAAGGGTGGATCGGCACGCCCTACCGGCACCAAGGGGCTTTGAAGGGCGTCGGCTGCGATTGTATCGGGCTGATCCGCGGCATCTGGCGCGAGCTTTACGGCGACGATCCGGAACCGGTGCCGGCCTACGCGCCCGATTGGGCCGAGCGAAGCGGCGAGGACCGGTTGATGGACGCGGCCCTGCGGCTCTTCGGACCGGCCGTGCGGATGAGTGAGGCAGAACCGGGCGACGTGCTGCTGTTCCGCTGGCGGCAGGATTGTGCCGCCAAACATGCGGGGGTGCTGGCCGGGCCACAGCATTTCATCCATGCCTATGAGCAGTCCGCGGTGACGCGATCGGCGCTGGTGCCATCGTGGCGGCGGCGGGTGGCGGGCGTGTATCGGTTTCCGAGCGAACTTGAAGAAAGCACGATCCCGGGTTATCTTTCCGGAGTGGTGAGCGGGAGTGCGAATCCCGCTCACCGTTTGCTTATCTGTTGAAATGGACCTGGACGGAGACAGACCAGCCCGTCCGGGTCACCTTCAAGATAAGCGTAATGCCAATCGGCCTGAGCCTCATCACATTACCTCCATTATCGAGAGCAAGGCCCTTGCCTGGGTCGGCGTGGCCTATCCTCGCCGATGCACCGGCTGGCGCGGCGCATGCTGCTTCTGCTCTCGAATTTCCGGACGCTACCACAATCTGAGCGAGCATCCAGCCGCAATGCTGGGCAGCGGCGAGGTATTTCCATGGCCACTATCCTTTTCCAGGCGGCGGGCGCGGCGCTCGGCAGCGTGTTCGGTCCGGTCGGCGCGATCATCGGGCGGGCGGCCGGCGCGCTTGCGGGCAGCATGGTCGACCGGGCTCTGGTCGGCGGGGGCGGCGCGACGATCTCGGGCCCACGTCTGGCAACTGCGCATTCCGGGTGCCGACGAGGGGACGGCGATCAACCGCGTCTATGGGACGGTGCGGATCGGCGGCACGCTGATCTGGGCCACGCGTTTCGAGGAAGAGGTGACGCGCGAGCGCTCCGGCGGCAAGGCGACGAGCGGGCCGCGGGTGGAGACGTTCCATTATTTCGCAAACCTCGCGGTCGGGCTCTGCGAGGGGCCGATCGCGGCGGTGCGGCGGGTCTGGGCCGATGGGCGCGAGCTCGATCTGACCGGCGTCGAGATGCGGATCCACCGCGGCGACGAGGCGCAACTGCCGGATCCGCTGATCGAGGCCAAGCAGGGAGAAGGGAAGGCGCCGGCCTATCGGGGGCTCGCTTATGCCGTCTTCGAACGGCTGCCGCTCGGCAGTTTCGGCAACCGAATTCCGCTCCTGCAGTTTGAAGTGCTGCGGCCGGTGGGCAGGCTCGAAGAGCAGATTCGCGCCGTGACGATCATTCCGGGGGCGACCGAACATGGTTATGCGACCGGGCCGGTGATCGAGAAGACCGGCGAAGGCAGTGCCCGCATTCTCAACCGCCATACGCTGGCGGCCGGCACGGACTGGCAGGCGTCGCTGGACGAGTTGCAGGCGCTCTGCCCCAACCTCGAACGGGTGGCACTGGTGATCTCCTGGTTCGGGACGGATTTGCGGGCAGGCCATTGCCGGATCGTGCCGGGTGTCGAAGTGCCTGCGCGGTGGGAAGAGAGCGTCGAGTGGTCGGTGGCGGGCCTGTCGCGTGGCGAGGCGCATCTGGTGAGCCGGGACGCTGGGCCGGCGTTCGGCGGCACGCCGAGCGATGCGAGCGTGACCCAGGCAGTCGCCGACCTCAGGGCGCGCGGGCTGAAGGTCTATCTCTATCCGTTCCTGATGATGGACATTGCGCCCGGCAATGGCCTGCCGGATCCTTACGGCGGAGCCGAGCAGGCGGCCTTCCCATGGCGGGGGCGGATCACCTGTTTCCCGTCGTCTGCAGACAACACCGCCGGTCTACGCGCGCAGGTGGAGGCTTTCAGCGCGGGCGCGGAAGGTTACCGGCGCATGGTGCTGCATTATGCCGGTCTTTCGGCTGCCGCGGGCGGAGTCGAGGGGTTCATTCTCGGCTCGGAACTGCGGGGGCTGACGCAGCTGCGCGACGAGAGCGGGGCGTTTCCCTTCGTCCAGGAGCTGGTCCGGCTTGCGGGGGATGTGCGGGCGATCGTCGGGCCCGGGACGAAGCTCACCTATGGCGCCGACTGGAGCGAATATTTCGGCTACCATCCGCAGGACGGCTCGGGCGAAGTGCATTTTCATCTCGATCCGCTCTGGGCCTCGCCGGATATCGATGCGGTCGGCATCGACAACTACATGCCGCTTGCCGATTGGCGGGACGAGGATCTTTCGGCCGGCAATCCCGACGGGTTTCGTCTTGCGGACGATGCGCAGGCGATGGCGGCCCAGATCGCGGCCGGCGAGGGGTTCGACTGGTATTATGCGAGCGAAGCGGACCGGCGGAACCGGGTGCGGTCGCCGATTGGCGATGGGCTGGCGGGCAAGCCCTGGATCTATCGTTACAAGGACCTTCATGGCTGGTGGTCGAACCCGCATTTTGATCGCGTGGATGGCGGTGAGAGGCTGACGCCGACGGCCTGGGTGCCGGGCATGAAGCCGATCTGGTTCACCGAACTCGGTTGCCCGGCGGTAGACAAGGGGGCGAACCAGCCGAATGTCTTCGTCGATCCCAAATCGGCCGAAAGCGCGCTGCCGCATTTTTCGAGTGGCGGACGGTCCGACAGCATGCAGCGACGGTTTCTCGAAGCCCATCATGAGTGGTGGCAGGGCGGGGTCGGACCGGCTGGTCTGGTCGATCCGGGGCCGGTCGACATGGTCGATCCGGACCATATTTTTGTCTGGACCTGGGATGCGCGGCCGGTTCCTGCCTTTCCCGGCGATCTTTCGGTCTGGAGCGATGGAAGCAACTGGCGCACGGGCCATTGGCTGAACGGCCGGCTCGGCGGCACCACGCTGGCCGACGCCATTGCCGCGATCCTCACCGAGCATGGTTTTCGGGATTTCGACGTTTCGGAAGTGAGCGGCGACCTGACCGGATACGTGCAGGGTGACGTTACATCGGCACGGGCGCTTCTGGAGCCGTTGCTCGAGGTCTTTCAGGTGGATGTCGCGGAGGATGGCGGCAGGCTGCGTTTCCGTTCGCGGCTGAAGGCGAGCCTGGCGGCAAAGGAAATCACCGTCGTCGCCGATGTCGAGGACGAGCCGCTCTGGTCGGAAAACCGGGGGCACGATAGCGATTTCGCAGCCGAGGCGGTGCTGACTTCGTACAACCCCGACCTCGATTACGAACAGTCGGGCGTCCGGTCACGGCGGGCGCGGGCGGAAAGCCTGCGGACGCTGAGTTATGACCTGCCGGCCGTGCTGCCGGAAGAGACCTCGCTCGAAGCGGTCGAGACGTTGCTGCGCACCCACAGGATCGCGAGGCGTTCGCTGAACTTCACGCTGTCACCGGGAGATGTTTCGGTTGAGCCCGGCGATCCGGTGCGGCTGGCTTTGCCGGACGCGGGCGGACCGGATGGGACCTTCATCGTCGAGCGGATCGAAGAGGGCGTCGCGCGGCGCATCGAGGCGCGGCATCACGCACCGCTTGCGCCCGCCAGCCATGCCGGCGGCGACGGGCGCAGGAATAGCGGCAGTGCCGTTTCGGATGCGTTTGCGCCGGTCCTGCATTTTCTGGACCTGCCGCGCTTCGCACCCGGCGAGGTTACCGGTTTTGCCCGGGTCGCAGGCTTCTGCCGCCCTTGGAGGCCGATGGTCCTGTCCTCCTCCGGAACGACGGAGGGGTACCGCACCCGCCTGGTTCTCGACCGGCCGGCAAGAGTGGGTGTCATGACGGCGCCGCTTGCGGAGGGTGTTGCAGGCCGATTCGATCGCGCCACGGCGGTGGAAATCGAACTGTTCTTCGGCGGGCTGTCGTCGGCGGACGAACAGGCGGTGTTGAACGGTGAAAACCGGATTGCGGTCAAAGCGCGGAACGGCGCCTGGGAGGTGATCGGTTTTGCCGGTGCCGAGGAGGTCAGCCCGAATCGCTGGCGGCTGTCGAACTTGCTGCGTGGGCTGGCGGGGACCGAGGATGCCATGCGGTCGGGCACCGAGTCGAGCGCCGCCATCGTCGTGCTGGACGAGGCCGTGGTGCCGCTGGGGCTT